AACATCACCAGCCGCCATCGATAACCGAGTGGAGCTTCTTTGGCCCGTCAGAGAAGCTGCTCTCGCTTTTGCTCGCCCAGAACGAAGGAGTGCCGGACGGCCTTCCCGAAGACGCAGAAAGTTTGGTCGCCTGGCTCAAAGTGCCTTCGAACGCTCGAAGAGTGCGGGCCGCGCAGATCCTGATCTCCTTTCCTCCTCACCCGCGGAATGCCACAACGATTCTAGTGAGGCTGGAAAGAGCCGCGACGGTGGACGAGTACCGTTCTTCAACTGCCTGATGATGAGGTGTAGCCTTGCGGGAAGTAGCATCACAAATTTCGAGTTTGGAGGTTGTCAACATGAACGTCGACGAAGTGGCCACAGCGCTGAGTTCACATTTCATCGGATTCAAGGGCAGTGAGACGGAACTTTTGAGAGAACTATTCGCGCACGCGCCAAACGACGCGCTCCGCGATGTCCCTTCCAACCCACGTTCCTTCCGGCTGGCCCTCAAGGTCCTTGCGCCGGAGCTTCTCAGTCGCGGCGTAAGTGTTCTGGTTTTCGATACGGGCATGGTGCATGTAAAAAGCGCCAGTGTAGCGCAAGCCGAAGCGAGCGCCGAGGCTGCGTTGCGGTCGAGCTTTTATTCTGCGCTGCCAGAGGCCGCAGCCTTGCGTGCTGAGTTCGGGAATTCGGACGAAGGATTTCGCCGCTTTTCCGCCTACCGCAGAGGGCTCGGCAATGGCACGATCAAACCTCCCCTACGCGGCACCATCGCCACTGAACCCAAGGCGACGCATGCGGTTGACGACCGTCTGCCTGTCGAGGAGAAGTGTCGGCAGCGCTGGGATTTGGAGCCCTCCCTTCGAAGCGAGTTTCGTGGGAACTTCGACGCCTTCGTCAGTTACCAGAAAGCTCTCGAAAACGGACAGGTTCGACGGTTGGCTCCTCGGGCTTAGAAACGAGATTCCTGCAGCGGTCGGGTTCACCTCACCGACTAGTGCTTGGCCGAGGCCCAGGCATGTGGCTCGCAGGTACAGGCGGCCCAGCCTGCCCGCCCGTCGTTTGGGTCCTCCATCCCCACGACGGCGGGTGAACACCTCTCCTGGCGTGAGGGCAGGCTGGGCGGCTCAAATAGCGCGGCGTGACGAGCATGACGAAAAGCGGAACACAACAGATCGATCTGTTCACGCCCGAGGCTTCCTACGCCCCGGAGTGGCTCCAGAGATCGAAGACCGCATTCGATCCGGCGCTCGCCGAGAAGTGGAAGCGAGAAAAGATGGCAGCCGCGGCTTCGTCGCCTGCACACCACGAGTTGCTCACCCTCTTGCGACCGGCGCTCCGTGCGATTGCGCTCTCACGTGATTGTCGTACCGTTACTGCCGACGACGCGCAAGCGTGGCTGATCACGAACGGCTACGAGCCTTCCGAGCTAGGAAATGCGGCGGGGTCTATTTTTCGCGGGGGCGAGTGGAAGCTCGTCGGATACAGAAAAAGTGCCCGAGTTTCCAGGCACTCCAACCGGGTGGGGATCTGGCAGCTGAAAGAGAATTTCGGAGCGCGCTGACTTTTGGGAGGTTGACGGATGACAAAAACAGAACGCGACCGCGCAATCGCGACCGAGACAGACGACAGGCGCAAGTGGTTCGACGAAGGTTTTAGGGCGGGAGTGGAATGCGAGTGCGCACGAATTCAGGCCGTGGAAGAACAGGGGGCCACACTTCCGGGTCACGAGGTATTGGTAGCCAAGCTCAAGTTTGATCGCAAAACCACGGGGCCTGAAGCCGCGGTCCAGATCATCGCAGCCGAGAAGAGAAAGCTGGCCGGAATCGCCGAAGATCTGAGGGCCGATTCTCCGAAGACCGCTCCCAATTCTCCCACCGAGGACACCGTGCGCACCACCCAGAAGGTGGACTCGACCATGTCCCAGGAGCAGGTCTCCGACGTCGCAAAGCGCGAGTGGGCGACCGATCCGAAGCTCCGCCGCGAGTTCACCGGCGAAGCGCAATACGTCGCCTTCCGCAAAGCAGAGGCCGCTGGACGCGTTCGGCGCATCGACAAAGCGAGAGCGACAGTGCAGTAAGCGGTTGAGTGTTCCGGTTGGAACGTGGTCATGAGCTTAGGCGGGTAAACGATTGTATGGGAAGGCGCTGGGGCTTGGATTTCGACGAGGAAAAGTTGCGGCGACTCATTCGTGAGATGACACCCCAGAGCGCATTTTTTCGCGTTCTGCGTGATGAACTCAAGGCCCGAGGTCGTTGGAAGTATCTAGCGCGTGGGAAGAACGCGCCGCCGCGTTCGTCGACGACAGGCAGGTCTGCACCGAGCAGCCGTTCGAGCGCAATCGACGATGCGGCTTGAAAGTGTGGCGTTCTGAAAATGATGATTTGAAAGTTGGGTTTCAATGCAGATGTTTCCGTTCGACCTCGACTCGAGTCAAGAATCCGGAGTTGTTCGGGTAGTCGAGCGCGACACATTGGACCGGCTGAAGCGTGGAGAATCCCCCTCGGAAACACATTGGGTCTTCTTGTCGCGGCAGACGGAGAATCTAGGTGCGTAAAACATCCAAACCCCCTCTTAGGAAAAGTGGGGTATCGGTCAGTGCTTTCGAAGAACTGCGTGGAATTGCTTTCGCCACACAGAAGGCTGACAAGAAATCAGAACAGAAGGAACCAACCAACCCGAATGAAAAGCAGGGAGAACATGGTGTGCTACAGCAAGGCGGCTCATGATGACGTGCCACAGCGCGCTCACGATTGTGCTCGCTCTCGTTGTGTTCCGTGTGTGTGTGCGCTTCACGGCGTGCGGTCAGAAATCGTGCGGGTTCTCTAGGTACGGGCCTTGTCACGAACCTTGAAGGTACTCCCGAGGGGTGGCGTGTGCTGCCGGTGACGGCGACCGCGACCCCCCTGCAGACAAGGGCGGTTTTTTTGCACCGCAGGATTGGAAAACGATGGAACGCCGGATTTTGACGAACGAGGAAGGCTGGCCGGATGCCACAACTGGTTTCGTACGAGGACCTCGCGAGAGTGATGGACGTGGCCCCCAAGTCGGTCGCCGACCTGGTCGCAAAGGGCATGCCACACGAGGCGCGGGGCCAGTACGACGTAGGCCGGTGTCTCGCCTGGTATGTGAGGTTCTTGCATGCGCAGATGAGCCGCAAGGGCATCACCGAGGAAGAACGGAACAGCGGAGTCAACCTTCGTGTGGAGCGGCACCGGCTGATGAAGATCCAGGCCGACCTCGGCCAGCTCGAATTGGACGAGCGGCTCAGAACGCTCATCCCCATTTCGGTTTACGAGAAGTTGCTGATCGGCTGGGCCGTCACCATTCGCCAGCGGGTGCTCGCGCTCCCTGCGCGTCTTGCGGGCATGCTGGTGGGTCTTGACCGGCGCGCCATCCAGGACGTCATCGAGCGTGAGGGCCGCGACATGCTCATGATTCTCAGCAAGGACAGGCCGGCCGACCTCCGTGTTACCGGAACGGCTGTTACCGAAACCGAAACGCGGAGGACACCAGCATGAAAGCCAACGTCAAGTTCTGGCCGGAGTCGAAGTCGCTGGACGTGAGTCTCTACGCGGAGACTGAAACGGAACTCACACAGCTGCGCATGTTCCAGGAACAGGTTTCCCGAGTGGGAGGAGTCAATCTCCGAACGGGCCTCCCGGCTTACGTGCCGTTCCCCTTCCGCTTCGACGTCAAGGTCCCAGCCACGGAGTGCAACGGAACCGAGGCCGCTATGAAGTTGGAGGGGATTCAGGGGCGCGCTCGCTTGGCCGATGTGCCTCTAACTGGCGCGTGGCCTAAAGCACGGAGGGCGTTGTGACCTGGCACTGCATCGTTTTCGGCTGGTGTGTTCCCCTGGGGGTGTGGTTCGTCCTCAAAGTTGTCGAAGTTTATGTCGGGCGGAGAAAGGCCGAGGGCGCGCAGGTGTCGAGAGAGACGTCGGAGCCTCAGCCGATTCAACAAGTTCCGCGGCGGACCCGCCGACAGCTGGCACGGGGCTTCAGTCCCGAAGGACTCTATTCACGAGAAACGGAACGGGTGTTACCAATACCGGAACGCATTAATAAGGATAGGCAAGGGGACAGACCGTTCTAGAGGGGGCGTCGCATGGTTTTCTGGGTGCTTATCGAGATCGCTCTGATGGTCGCAATGACCGTCATCACGAACCTGTTGGCGCGGTCGCCAAAGGCGAGCGCCCTGGGCGATTTCCAGACGCCCACCGCAGAAGAGGGCCGCGTCATCCCCGTCATTTTCGGAACAGTCCTTTGCAAAGGACCCAACGTCACCTGGTACGGGGACCTGAAGGCGAAGCCGATCAAGAGTTTCGGCCTTCCCTGGTGGGCCGGAGGTTTGCTTTTTCCGTCGAAGACCCTTGGCTACAAATACTACATGGGCATGCAGATGGTGCTCTGTCACGGCCCGGTCGACGCACTCATTGCCGTGGGCTATGTACAGAACCAGAGCGGCCTCCACGTGGGCGACGGCCAGGTGGTGGGCATCTCAGTTCCACCAGGCGCGAAGACGCAGACTTGGACGCTCACCGCGCTGACTCCACCGACCAGCTTCGCCGTGGTGGGTTCCATCACCGGGCGGACCGGGCACGACGCGGTGGTGGGCGTTCCGTTTTTCGACAGCCAGGTTGCCTTCACGATTGTGCAGGGACCGACGACTCCGTTCCAGATCGGCGACGAGTTCATTTTCGACACGGTAGTGCCCTCCGGCATCTTCGCTTCCACGAAGGCGGTCCAGTACACCCAAGCCGTGGTGCTGAACGGCGCGGACGAAAATTACATCGACGTCGAGATCCTGAACAATTCAGCCAATAACAACCTGTTCGGAGGCGACAAGAGTGCAGGGGGCATCGCGGGCAGCGCGTCTTTCTACCGCGGGCTGCAGACCTCACTTCCAGACGCGTATCTCAGTGCGCACCTGCCTGGCGCAAACCCCGCTCCGTCCTACTTGGGCATCTGCCACTTCGTGATGCGCCAGGTTTACGTTGGCACGCAACCCACGCTCAACGACATGAGCTTCGCAGTGCAGAGATGCCCCGACCCGCTCGCGCAGGGGAACGGCAACATCAACGGCGACGCCAACCCAGCGTGGATGATCTGGGACTGGATGACGAATACGGTGTACGGCCTGGGCATCCCCTCTTCGAGGTTCGACACGTCCACTTTCATCGCCGCCGCGGCCACGCTGTTTACAGAACAGATGGGCATGAGCGCCATCACAGATACGGAAACGTCGGGCGAGCAAGTGATCGCTGAGATTTTGCGCCACATCGATGCTGTTCTGTTTACCGATCCAGCGACGGGGCTCTGGACTCTTAAAATGGTGCGCGCCGATTACGACCCCACCACGCTCCCGGAACTGACGCCCGCGGACATCCTGGAGCCGCCCGAAATGTCGCGTGTGTCCTGGGAAGAGACGCTCAACGAAGTGAAGGTGAAATACCTCGACCGTTCTCTGTTTTTCACCGAGCGCGTGATGCAGGCGCACGAGTCCGCAAGTCACGCCGTGCGCGGCATGATAGCCAGCGCAACGTTCGACTTCCACGGGTTCAGCAACAGTTCGATGGGGCAGTTCGCCGCGACCCGCGAACTGAAAACTCACGCCTACCCCCTCATGCAAGTGAGGGTGATCGCAAACCGCATCGCGTGGAATTTCCGGATGGGAGGAGTGTTCCGATTAACGTGGCCCGCGCTCGGCATCGAGAAGATGGTGGTCCGCATCGCCGCGATCAACTACGGCGCGCTGGAGAACGGCCACATCGAGATCAGCTGTGTCGAGGACATCTTCGCCATTTCGAGCACCGGCTACCTTCCACCGCCGTTCCCCGGTTGGGTGAACCCGAGCGGCCCTCCGGACCCGCCCGTGGCAGAGGAACTGATGGAGGCTCCCTACTTCATGACGGCACCAGGAGTCGCCCGTCAGGTCCTGGCGATGGCGGCCCGCGGCGATCAGCTGACTTCAGTGTTCAGCATTCTTTCTTCCGGCATCGACACCGCCGACGACCAGCCCTTCACTCCCTATGGCGCGCTGCAGGCCGCGTATCCGGCGCGCACACCGATGGACGATCCCACTGGCTTCGTGTGCTCCGCCACTCCCCAGGTGGACCTCGACATACTCACCGCCATCGATCCATCGCTCCGGCTGCAGGGCCTGAACCTCTGCGTGATCGACAGCGAGATCCTCGCGTTCACGACACCGACCTTGAACATCGATGGCACCGTGAGCATCAGTGGCGTCCTGCGCGGCCTCTATGACACTGTGCCCGCCGATCACGCGATGGGAGCCCCGGTCTGGTTTTTCGGAGAACGGGCAGGCGTGGTTAACCCCATAGGTTTTCCCGCCGACATCAGCCTCAGTGTGAAATGCATACCCAGCAACAATTACGGAACGGTCGATCCGGCGCTGGTCACTGCCGCAACGCTCACGACAGCGAGCAGAGCGCAGAAGCCGTACCCGCCCGGCGATGTTCTGATTAACGGAATTTCCTACCCGCAAGACATTTTCGGCGACTTGGTGATGACCTGGGCTGACCGCAACCGGGTTGAGCAAGGGCAGGCCGGAGTCACTCAAAGCGCGGGCAGCGTTCCTGGCGGTGTCGAGGGCAACTACACGATTGCGATCTTCGTGAACGCTGTTCTGATTCGCACGCTCACCGGGCAGACGGGGAACACTTTCACTTACACCGCGGCGCAGCGCCTGATCGACAACCCGAACGGGAGCCTGCCCACTTCGATTGAGATCACTCCGGTCAACGGCGCGCTGGTGGGCAACCCGCGCACCGTGACGTTCCAGATGACCGGCTTCGGCATGGAGTTCGGCATGTGCTTCGGAGGAATTCAACAGTAAAACCCCGAGCCAGACTGGAGGCGGACCCACACGACCACCAGATTTCTTAGCTAGAAGCCAATGAGTGAACTCCCCTGTAAACACGCGCCTTTCACAACCCCCTGGCCAGCTCGCCGGCGAGCGCGATCGGACCAGGTGCGAAACCGCAAAGCTATATCGAGTAAGGGGAGTGGTCGGCGACGTGACAGCACTCAGTTGCGAAAAGCGGAATACCGACAGTTGTCGGTGGACC